ATAAGAACTGCCACCGTCAGCAGCAATTATTATATTACCTGCGTTGTATGATTTTGCTAGACTTTCTACTGTCCTTACATAATCATATTTGAAGTCTGTCACACCTTGGTGTTTCCACCTAAATGCAATATTGAGACTATCAACTATCAGCAAGTTCCCATTTTGAATGGGGTTCCCAAGGTTTGAGAATGTTATCGCCATTTGTAAATTTTATCTCCTCTTTTTCTAGCCAGTGTTCTGCGATTAGTATATAAGCACCTAGCCAGGCAATGTGCATATATCGCAATGTGTTTTTTGGTTTTCTAACTGTTGCTGCAAAGAACTTTCCGTGGTTCTCTCTAAATATTAGCAATGGTTCTTGTTCCATTTGTTGTGCTTGCTTACAAAGTTTACTCCACCATTTGAAAAGATTATTACTTTTCTGGGTGTATATCTTACTGTTAAAGCCTATATCTTTATAGAACTTGACTTCTACAGTAAACAGGTTTACTTTGTCAGGCACCATACAATCTCCTTTGATCTTTCCACTTCCAGATCCAGGAGTTTGTACCCATTTTTCATCTGTAAGTCTATCAAGCATAGATAATACTTGTTGCTCACCTCGGTTACCTTTTTGTCTAGGATTAACCAAGTTCGAGCCTACTCATTTTTTCTTCTTTTATTACTTCTATTCTAGCTAGTAATGGGTGTGACCAGCCATGTGATACTATATAAGTATTCAAATTTTCTTCTCCTAATAGTAATTCTACTAGTAATTCCTTTCCTTGCTCATCTAAAACATTTGTTACTTCATCTAAGAATAACACATTTATTTGAGACTTAGATATACTACTCATTAGTTTACGAATTGCTAAAAGTGTTGAAGTGTTAACTCTTGCTAACTCTCCTGCACTCAAAGCTAGTATATCTACAGTTTTGCCATTATCATCAATTTCTACATTTAGTTTATCGTTCAACACGACAAACTCAAGACTAAATCGTCCGTCTGATAACTCAGCAAGGTATTCGTTTGTTAGTTCTTCGAGATCTTTTACTAAGTTCTCAATTTTATATGCTAATAGTCCATTTGTACTAAAAGCTTTTTTAAGTATATCAACATTTGCAAACTTATCATTTGCATCTTCTAGTTCTGCAACTAATTCTTTATGTTGATCTTCAAAATCTGTTTGTTGTTCTTCAATAATTGAAAGTCGAGTATTATGTCTTTCCCTGCGTTCATTTTCTTCTATTACTTCTGTTACTCTTTCTTGTCTATTGCTTATTCTTTCTTTTAATTTAATAATATTGTCTTGTATTTCTTCAGAGTCTGGTACTATAGAGGATAAAGTATTGTCTATATTTCTGTATATTTCTTCCCAACTATTTATCTTTTGTTCCATTTGTTTCAGCATTTTATTTGCTTCATTTATATCGGCAAGTTTATCATTAGCTTCGTCTAATTTTTCAGAATAAGCTGTGCGCGCAGTTTGATGTTTGTGTAGCTCTTGTTGTATAAATGCTAAATCTATATCTTGACCACAAGTTGGACATCCTGCATCGTCTAGTTCTTGTAAGTCCATGTATTTCTTAACCATACGCACTTCTTGTGCGCCTCGTGATTTTATTTCTCCAATCTCTTGTATTAAGTACTCTGCGTCTTGCCATTCATTATTATTCATATACTCTTTCGCTAGTCTTAAATCTATGGACTCTAACTGGCTTTTGTATAAATTATTTTGGTTAATTTTTTTCGTGATTTCTGAAATATTTTGGAATTCTAATTGTAAAGACCGTAAAGAATCTTCATCTTCTTCTGAATAAAATGGTAATTCCAATTTCGAAAGTAGTGATGTATCTTCCAAATAATTTTCTGATAACCATTTATCTATTGTGTCAATTTTCCCTTGTATATTAGAAACGTCTCCAGCTAAATTTCGTGATAATTCTTTAAAAACATCAAAGTATTTTACATAACTATCTAACTGTAATAAATCAATTAAGAATCTTTTACGGTTTGTATCAGTAGCAGTTAAGAATTGCAAACTAGCATTAGTATTTTGGTAAACAATCTGCGAGAAAGTTTTAAAATCTATACCAATTACTTCTTCTAAAGTCTTATATGTATTTGTAGCTGTATGACTAGATATGTCCTCTCCATTTTTATAGAGTTTCACTTTTATACTACCTCTACGAATAACTTCGATTAAGTACTCATCATCTACAACATCAAAAGACAAAGATATATCATAGCCTTTATTGACTTCACGATTTGGTATGTCTGCTTTTTTAATTCCTTTTGAATTCTTGTTAAATAAAACTTCTTCAAGAATTAAGGGAATAGAACTTTTACCTGTTCCATTTGTACCGATTAACTGAGTAACTATAGTGTCATTGAGATCTAACTCATTGTTTTCACCATAACTAAAACAATTACTCCACTGCAACTTCTTTAGCGTAATCACTAAACACTCCTAAAATATTTTTAACTTTACTTTCATCTAACTCTAATATATAACTTAGGTACTCTCCTAATTCTTCTTCCATTGTCATTTCTTTGCCCAATATTAGAGTTGCTTCTGTTTTTCTTTTTATAACTTTCTTATCAAGTAGCTCACTATTTTTGATACTACTTAAGTCTGCTACATCTCCCTCAATCTCATAGATTGTATGATCCCATTCTGTTTGAACCATGTCGGTTGGGTCAGTAACTGTCTTACGAATTAACTGTGGCAAACTAAAAGTATGCCATGTCCACTGCCATTCGTCTTTGTTGTCTATTAATAAATACCCTGTCTCTACGTTATTCCTATGAAAACTTGTAGTCATAGGTGAGCCAGGATATACTATGTTTCTTTGTGTATTGCTATGTGCATGTAAGTCGCCTGCAAATACTACTTTGAATTTATCAAAGCGTTTTAAGTCTACTTCTGGTTGTACATGAGGGGGTATTTCTCCTCGTACATGAGTAAACAATATACTATCTTCTACACCTTCTATACTTTTACTTCTATGTAAGTCTGCATAAGGTAGTATTGTCCAGTCGTCTCTGGAATATGTTTCGTCTATTACTGTTACTAGAGGATTTAATTCATTAGTAACTTTTTTCAAGTTTGTAAAAAATGTTTTATTCTTTCGTGTAGCTTCGTGGTTGCCATCATATATGATAGTCTCGATGCCCACACCTTTTACAAAATCAAAGTATAATGTAAGTTCATCCATGGTAGGGACTCGATCAAACAAGTCCCCTCCAATGATGTGCAAATCGACCTCTTTTTCAAGATCATAAATTTGGTCAAAGAATAACTTATAGCGTGAGCACGCCCAAGCTACTGGTACATTCTTTTGTCCAAGTTTAATATGCCAATCTGCAGTGAATAGAATCATGCTACGAACTCATCCCCAGGTGTCCAAGAACATCCTGTAAGACCACCAGCCTGTAAGGCTTGTAGTGTTCGTAAAGTTTCATCTGCGTTTCTTCCTGTATCTAACGCATTTACTGATACATGCTGGATTATTCCTTCAGGGTCAATTATAAATGTTGCTCTGTAGTGTACTCCATTAGCCTCATCAACAATACCCAGTTTATTTCCTAGAACAAGTCCAGAATCTGCACATAGTATGTGTTGAATATTATTAAGGGCTGGGTTGGATTCTTTCCAAGCTTTTTTGCAGAATTCATTGTCTCCACTTACACCGATAACATCAGCATAGTCGACAAGTTTATCCATATCTACAATTTCGGTTGGACATATAAATGTAAAGTCTTTTGGGTAAAAGTACATTACTGTCCACTCATTTAGTAGTACATCAGCTTGAATGAAATCATTCGTATCATTGCAGCCTTGCATACTAAATCTTGGGTATTTATTTCCTACTGTAAGCATAATACTCTCCTAAGAAATATCGAATTCGTCAGAAACAGTTTCGTCAGGTGTAGAGTTGCTTGCGCCTTCTCTTAATCTGTCGAGTAGTTCTTTCTGTGCATCCGCTGTTGGTCGAGTAAGTACTTCGTCCATTGACTTAAGTTCTGCAATGAGTTCCATTTCAGATTCATTCAACTCTCTTGGTTTGCACTTGAGAGCTTGTAGTTGATATTCAACATTATAAGCCATAGGTCCAGTTTTTACTCTCTTAAAGTAAACATCCCAGCCAGTAGTTGGATCAGTTGGATCACCAAGATCTTCTGCTGCTACCATAATCTGCTCGAGTAGTTTTTTCTTTAGGTTTAGTACTTTGACTTTTCCGTCATGGATACATTGGATTGCATAAGACCAACCGCATTTAAGTTCTGGATGATATTCTCTAACCCAGTCTTTTTCTACGTTGGTAAATGCTTCTGAATCTCTATCGAATGATAGACACTCGAACGGTAAATTTTTACCATTTTCGCCTTTCAACCAGTAAACATAGCGAGGAAGCATATCCCCTACCATTCTTACTACGTTGTCGCCTTCGACATATTGATAACTGTCGATTTTATTCTTTTGGGCTTCGCCCTTTGTTTGATTAAATTTTATTGCCATTTTAATTCCTTATTATTATTGATTTCTTCGAACATGAAGTGAATACGATTCTCTTCAACTCTCAGTAATCTGTTGTTTTTAATACTGTCCTCATCCCCTGTGAAGTGGAGGAGGTCTAATGTGGTATCTTTATTTTTTTGATACTCGAAATAATTACGTAACGATGCGATACCTGCATATTGCGCAATCTCACTATCTGAATATCTCCTTCTTTGAATGAATAATGCCTCTGGGTTTACTAGGAACGAATCCCCATGAAAACTTTTAGTCCAGAACTTATATATTCTATCATATCTATTCACTGGTGGTAGTTTATAGGTAAGTATATGAAGGATTGTCAAAATATCTTTAACATTCCCTTTGCTTTCCCTTTTTACTTTTTCCCAATTATAGAATAACATATTATAACAAACTTTTAACTCCGTGTCAAGATATATTTTTTCATGCTATATATCAAAAACATCATAGCCCTGTCGCATATAATATCCTCGTCTCGCGGCAGCTTGTTTTCTAGCTGTGCGACCTTCTAAATTTATATCTACAATCCTAGGCTGTGGCTTTCCTTCTCGCATCCTAATAACACGACCGATTAGCTGTGTTAGCAGGGGTTCATTGTTTACAGGTGTACCAAGTATAAGACAACTTAAGCAGTCTAAACTGATACCCTCACTAAAAATAGACTGTGTTCCAAACAATATATCTTTATCTTCGAATAACAACTTTGTCATTTCTGTTCTTTGTTCGTGTGGTATATCTCCAGTTACGCAAATTGCGTTGTCTCCAACAAGTCTTGCACAAGCCTTGAGAAAATCCACTCTGTCTCCGACTACAAGTACTTTATGACCTTTCGCTGCATAGCTAGCGGCAAGTACTGCAACCATATTTTGGTATTCCCAATCATACGCAAGTGCGTTGACTCGAGATGCCCAGTCAACATTGCCGTCCATGAAACGTATTCCTGAACGAATTATATCCACAAAAGGTACTAAGTAGTTTTCTTTTGGTGGTTTAAATACTGTTGATGAAAAGTAGTCTCTAAATACAACATGTCTTCCATCTTTTCTTTGTAGCGTTCCTGTTAAACCTATTTTGTTTTTTGCTCGTGAAGCGTCTACAATCCGTGTAAAAGTTGGCGAGGATACGTGATGCATCTCATCAAGAATGATTGTACCGAACTCTTTTATGATTTTGTCGATATTTCGGTACAAAGTTTGTACATTTCCAACGACAAAAGGGGAATCAATCTCAAACTTACCTGAACCGATTACACCCGCTGTAACCCCGAAGACTTTCTGTACTTCTTTTTCCCACTGCGATCTTAGCGCTAGTGTATGAGTAACTATAAGTGTTTTCTGTTGGAGTTTATTTGCGATTGCTAACGCAGTAAAAGTCTTTCCCCAACTTACCCAAGCGTTGATTATACAACTGCCTTCAACTTCGTCATATACAGACTGCTGTGAGTCTCGTAAAGTAAACTTAAAGTCAAGTGGTTCGATTGGTACTTCTACTCGCTTATCGACTATCTCGTAATCTTTTGGAATTAAATCCGTTCTCCCTATTGGTAAGGTCACTAAACCTGCTCTGACTACGCCCATATTCTTAATGATGATAGGCGGATCGGTAGGTCTCCTAGGCGGTATACTGTAGGTGAGTTTATTGTCGAGGTATTCTTGATACTCGTTAGTACACTCTATGTATATTCTGTTGCTTAATACTGCCTTCATTGTGTCCTTGTTAATGTAAAAACTCTAAAGGGCGAACCAAGAAATATGGTTGGGAGAATCCATAAAAATTAAATTATGGTCGCCCTTCGAGTTAAGTTATTTAAAATAGTTAAAGATATCTTCTATGTTTGCTTGTATGATTACACACTCGCAATTATCTACCCATGAATCTTCGGTATCGTTCAGGTATCTTTGTGATAAAAAATCAAACCTGTGATGCCCATTTATAATATAGTATTTGTTTGTAGCAGCAGGACAAACTTTGATTGGGTTTCTATAAAAACCTCCACTCAATCGCATATCCATTTTCTTTGCTACTCCTGGGTCTCTATCTATTTGTGTTGGTAGTAAGTCTACATACTTTATGCCTCTTACTGTAAAAGAAAAATCAGATCGTTCAATGTCTGTCATATGCACTTGAGGCATATCTTTTCTGTAGTATATCATTAGTCATCCAACCCATGAACGTAATTGTCGTTCTTTTCGTTGTAGCCATAAAAGCTACCTTCTTTTTCTTTAAAAGGTCTATGAAGATCTTCCCATTGTTCATCCATCCATTGCCAAATAAAGTCATCGAATACTTCTCCAGGCACACAATCATACTTTTCATGGTAGTCCCAATGATCAAAATCATCATCTTCCCACTCTGGAAATTTTTCAAGCATTGCTTCTGTTATATCAGTATCTTCTATCTGTTCATGGTCGCAGTCTGCTTCTTCATTTTCTGCCCAAAATATTTGTATTCCTACAAAGTTTCTGAACTCATCTTCATACTGATGTCTAAGTAATACATTAGGATCAGTTAGTGATAAAAACTCTACAAGCTTCATACAAAACTCACTTACAGGTGACCAAGCAGATACTATATTTATATAGTCATCAGCTCCATCATCTATATGAGCCCATTTAGCTCCTACATTATCACGATACCAGTCCCAAGATTTATCTTCATCATACTTAGGCATAAAAGATAATTCTTCTATAGATACGTGTTCTTCTACCGTCATGGGGTTGCCTTCCCAATTTGTCATTGTTACTTCTTCTCTTTTGTTTGCTACTTGATCTGCAAACTTTTGCATTACTGCTTCGTTTCCTAATACAGTAATATAATTCTGTACATGATTTGCCATGTTATCTCCTATTTAAACTCGGGGCCGTTGTACCATTGTACTAATGAGTGCCTTACTCCTCTTTTAACTTCAGTAACTCTGTGTTGTAAAAAAGAAGGAAATATTATTACTGTTCCTCGTTTTCTCAACTGTCCCAAAGGCATTTTTAGTTCTTGCCCTGCAGGATTTTTTATTTCAAAGTTACCACCTTCATAATCTTTAGGATGAGATAAGTTTACTGTAATAGATAATTTTCTAAAAGGCACATTAGGATTCAAAGATGAATCTGTATGCCAGTTATAAAAACCACCTCTTTTATACTCACCAAACTGTATTGTTTCTTTATCTGTTACAATAAAGTTCCATGCTTCTAGATTTGCCAATGTAGCATACCCTTGTAGCATAGTTTCGAGAAAGTGTCCTTTTGGAAACCAAGATACATTTGTAACTCTAGTTTTATCATTCTTGACCTTTTCTTTTTGTTCAGCACCGTATATTCCTGCTTCTTCTAATCCATTCTCTTTTCCGATTTTTATTATTTCGTCGCAGGCTTCATCGGATAGCCTGTCTGTTTTTGAATACCAAAAGGGTACTCTGTACGCATGTCGTATCATATCTTTCTCCAAGTATCTTTCCACTTCTGTGTAGTTAGTTCATACAAATAAGCAGGTCTTTTGTCAACATATAATATTCCTGCATGTGTTTCTATTCTATGAGGAGGTCTAGGAACTTCGAATGGAAATGGTATACCATGAATCCATATTAAAGTAGCAAAATCTTTATTTTCTACTTTACCTATTAAATGGTATTTTAAATCAGCTTTTTTACTTTTTTCATATATAAAAAACTTTCCATTTGAGTCCACATAAAAGCGCCCTCTGTGTTTTATTAACCCACCAAAATTATCTATTTGATGTTTTAAATCATACATATTTTTTAAAGGTGTTCGTAATCTTCTTTCACCTATACTATTTCCTTCCACATTACTATCGTCAAGTACTGCGCCTTCAATCCAAAGTACGCCATCTCTACGAATAACTTCATCGGAGTGAACCACATAAAGTGGGAATCGAATATCTTCTAGCTTCATCCGTATTTCTTTTCAAATTTTCCGAATGAGTAGTCATCTCCGACATCAAAATCACATCCGACTGGACAGTTAGGTATTGATATACCTCTGTCTTTTTGTATACATTTTTTCACTATTTCCATATACTCGTCAACATACTCCTCATCTACTTCTGCTAGAATGGAGTCATGTACTAGAGCAAATATCTTTG